TGCACTCGATGATGACGTGCTCGAACTGCTCAGACTGCTCGACGACGACGTGCTTGTCGACGACGACGAACTCGATGATGTCGACGTGCTGCTCGACGTCGACGTGCTCGACGATGAGGACGACGATGTGCTCGAACTGCTCCAGCTCGACGATGAACTGCTCGACGACGAATAAGACCAGCTCACCGACGACGACGAAGACGTCGACGATTCCGACGTGCTCGACGATGAAGACGTCGACGATTCCGACGTGCTGCTGCTCGATGATGTCGATGTGCTCGAACTGCTGCTCGACGTCGACGTGCTCGATGATGTCGACGTCGACTGGCTCGAACTCGACGACGATGAGAACTCCAGGCTCTGCGACCAGCTCGACGATTCGTCCGACTGCGACGACGACTCGCCAGACGACGACGCCGACGACGACTCGTTCGACTGCGACGACTGAAACTCCAGCGACGACGCGCTGCTGATGTTCGAGACGCCCAGCGACGACGACATCGAGACGCCCAGCGACGACAGCCCGTCAGACTGGGACGACTGCAACTCATAGGATGATTGCGAAGAATCGGCCATCGTCCGCTCCAGTCCTTGACGCGGACCCGCCCGACAAAAAAGCACGCGAGCCCCAGAACAGCACCCCGGAGCCCGCGCGTCGCCCTCGACGGCACCGGGTGTTCGCAAGCCGGTGCACCCGTGTCAGCCCACCACTCTACCCCCCCAGAGTGTCGTGTCAAGAGGAATCCGGTCCCCTCGATCCCTTCCAAGGTGTCCCAGTGGCACCTGTCACGCAGACCATACTTGTCCAGACCAGTGTGACAGATCGCCCCGCGACGCGGGACAAATTGTCACCGATGTCCCGCGTCCGTCCCCGGTTTGTCCAGGGTGTCCCGAGGACACCGACCAGCGACCAGTCAGCTCGACCAGCCGTCTCCAGCCGGACACCGACGCCATCACCGACTGCCCGCTTTTGCTATTCGCTTCACCGCGATTTCAAACGCCCCCCGATCCCGTTCGATCCCGACGAAGCGAAAGCCCTCTTGAATCGCAGCGATTCCCGTCGTGCCAGTTCCCAGATACGGATCCACCACCAGCCCTTCTAACGGAGTGACCAGCCGCACCAGATACCGCATCAGTGCGATCGGCTTCACCGTCGGATAATTGTTGCCCTTCCCGCGCTCTGCACGCGACGCCTTCGCACAATAGAAGAACCGGGCTGCGGAGCCCGCTCCACCATATCCCACGTCTTCTCCAGGCGGCTTTCGGTATGCACCGAATACTTCATTATGAACACCCCCGTCCCTGTTCCTTTGGACTGCAACCCCATCCTTAGACTCTGGGAACAACTCCACCACCTCTTCCGATCCATCGTGAATTAGGTTTGCAGGCCAGCGACCTTTCTGTTCAGGGCGAGTAAATCCTGTGCGACCAACATCACGCTGCACCTTGCCTGCCAAGGCACCGCTTTTCGAGGTGCATATCCCTTGCGGCGTTGCGCCTGCTTTGTCCTCCTCCGATTGGCACTCCACTCTCGTCCCGTCTATATTCAACGCTCCAGTTTTGTGCGCCAGCACGTTCACCGCCACCGATCCAGATAGCGGCTTTCTCGCCACCGTCACCGGCTCCATCGCTGGCTTCAGAGCCGTTCCTAAGCCCTCCCACGACTGCCCATCACCGCCAGCCTCCTCGATCGCCTTACGAACATTCCGCGACTTCGGAAACCCCTGCCCGTAAACCCACGCGATCAGATCGCGAATCTCGAACCCCGCATCTTCGATGTTCACCGCCATCCGGTGCTGCGTGCGAGTGGCAGCGAATGCCAATAGATGCGCGCCCGGCTTCATCGCCGCCAGCGACATTTCCCATTCCTCCACCGACGGCACCAGATAATCCCACCGCCGCCCCATGAATCGAATCCCATACGGAGGGTCAGTCACAACCGCCGACACCCTATCGAGCCACGGCCAAACCTCCCGACAGTCCCGACACCATAGCTCGATCGTTCCGTCTTCCGTTCGCCAGTCCGGCTCCATCCCGCCCTCCTCACCGACGCCACGGCAGCTCCAGCTCCGCCTCCCCCGGCTTCCTGCCCGTCATCTGCTCCGCGAGCGTCGTGTGCTTCGCCCGATCCTCCCGCTCCGCCTCCGTCTCGTTCGGCTGCGGCCACGCCCCCATCGACGCCGCCGCCCTCGCCATCTGCCGCGCCTGCCCCTGGAACAGAATGCCCCCATACGCCGCCGTGTCGACCTGATCGTCGTACTCTCCATTCGGGAACAGCAGCAGCTCCGTCTCGAACGCCTCCAGCCACGGAGCCTGCGCCGCCGCCCGATGGTACACCATCCCGTTCTGGTACAAGATCGTCAGCGGCACGCACCGCGTCACCTTGTCCACGTCCGGCTGCAACGGAAAGAACGGCGTGCCGTTCCGCATCCCCTCCTGAATGATCCCCGTGCCGCTCTGCCGATCCTCCACCGCCTGCATCTTCACCGGGTATCGCGTTCGCTCCCGCATGATCGCCGCATACTGCTCCGGCACCACCAGCCGCGCCCTGAACACGTCGTGCACCAACAGCGCGAACGGCTGCGGCGTCAGCACGAACGTCGTGCAAACCGTGTAATCGTTCGTCTGCTTCACCTTCATCGCCGTGTCGACCGTCTGGAAGAACATACAATCGCGCGCCAGCACCGTCCGCTGCTTCTGCTCGCGATCCGTCAGCACGAAGACCGGCCCGTGCTTCGTCTCCTCCTGCCGATAGTACAGGAACAACGGACGCTGGAAGATGCCGCCCGTCGACGGCGCCGGTCGCTGCTGCAACTGCCCCGCCGCGAAGTACGGCCCCATCGTCGACTCCAGCTCCCGCACCTTCTCCTCATCGAACAGCTCCGGGCACAGCAGCTCGCCCTCCTCCTTTCGCGGGTCGAACCCGCCCAGCACCGTCGCCTTCATCGCCCCTTCTTCGTACCGCATCGGCAGATTGATGTGCACCCAGTCGTCGCCGTACTCCTTCAGCAGATAGCCCGGCAGATCGTTCTCTGCGAGCCGCTGCGCCACGACCACCCGCCGCACGTCGCCGCTCATGCCCCGCGTCACGACCGTCCCCGTCCACCACTCGATCAGCGCCTGCCGATCTGCCTCCGAATGCACGCCCCGCACCTTCGCCGGATCGTCGATCACGATATGCGTCGGGTGCTCGCCCAGCCCCCTCGCCCCCGGCGTCGTCGACAGCCGCCAGCCCCGCTTTGTGTTCAGATAGTACGTCTTCTGGTTCTGATCCTTCGCGAACGCGACCTGATCGCCCCATCGCTGCCTGTACCATTCCGAATCGAGGATCGCGCGAGCCTTCGTCGCGTCCCGCGTCGATAGCCCCTGCTCATAAGACGCGCACAGAAACCTCGCCCCCGGCTCATGCGCCCACGTCCACGTCGGCCAGAACACCGACGTCATCAGAGATTTCGTTGTGCCCGGAGGCTGGTTGATGAGAAGATTCTGAATCTGCCCCTGATCGACCGCCTCCAGATGCTCCGCGATCAGCCCCAGGTGCCAGTTCGCCACCAGCTCCTTCGACGGCTCGACGATCTCCCACGCATCTCGCGCGTACTCGAACAGCGACGCCGTGATCTTCTCCGTCCGCTCGCAGTCCCGCAGCGTCTCCATCTGATCCGCCAGCGCATCCCGTTCATCCTCCGTCGCGAACTGCGCCAGCCGCGCGATCAGGTCGACCTTCGATTCATCCAGCGTCGGGATCGCCACTCGCCAGCTCCTTCAGCAGCCTCTCCGCCTCCATCACGATTCGCCGCCCATGATACCCGCCCTTGCCCTTCAGCTCCTTACAGATCACGCGATCCCGCACGAACTCCAACAGCCGCCGCCGCTGATCCGCCGCCTCGCCCTCCAACCCGTCGAACTGCTCATCCGCCCACCACTGCTGATCGACGACCATCGGCAGCCCCAACGCGACACACTGCCCGAACCCCTCCACCGTGTTCACCTGCGACACCTCACCCAGCAGCGGCTCCTCATCGCCCGCCAGCTTCCGCAGCTCACGCATGATCGCGATCTGATTCACCAGCAGTTGCCGCATCGACTGCCCGCCCAGCTCGAACAGCACGTCGCCGCTTTCCCTGATCCGCTCCGCCAGCCCGCCCTCCATTCTTCCGCCGTCGCTCATGCTTCGCCCTCCATTTTCTCCCACGCCCACTCCTCCCTCGGGTCCGGCATTCGCGGGAAGTCCACCGGCCCATTCACCTTGCACCGTGCCGGGTTCACGTACTTCCGCTCCGTGTCCGTGTCCGTGTCCAGCTCCAGCACGCCGCACCGCTGTCGCATCACCTCGATCGCCGTGTCGATCCGCTCCAGCTTCACGCCCGCGTCGAACAGCGCGTCGACCAGATCGAGCGCTTCACCGCTCCCGAACTTCGCCTTCTCCAGCC